AAGTCGTTTTTAGAAATAAATTCGTAGGGTTGAATGTGAAAGTCCTTGTAGTGACTCCCGCCTATTTGTCTGTCTTGAGGAAAAGCTTCCTCAAATATATCTTTGTTCGTCATAGATTGTATGCCTTTTTAGTTTGTGGTTCTATTATGTATAAGTTTTTTTCTGTTCTTGTGCAGGCAACATAAAATAATCTGTGTGTATCATCTGGATCTTTTTGATAATCAATAAATGCTGCACCAGCCAAGTCTGTTATTACAACTACATTTTCTCGTTCATTACCTTTAACGCCATGTATTGTTGATATACTAATTCTAGGATTCTTATCTAAGTTCTCACCTTTTTTAATTAATTTTTTTATTTTTTTTATATCTTCATCACCTACTTCATCTAATGCTTTATCCCACTCATCTTCTGTTTTAAGTCCATACTTTTCTTTCAAAGTATCTATGTCATAAAAACCATCTTTGATTATTATTTTAAATAACTTTGGATCCCAGTTATTTTTAGTCATTTTTTCAAAAATTTTTTTAACATCATTGTAATGAAGTGGTATACCTTTTTTTAAATCATTCCATTTAAGTATAATTTCATGTATTTTTTTTACTCTTGGCACTGCATTTCTTCTTTGCCAATATAATTCTTTTTCATCTAATATTTCTCCAATACCTGCTAACATATAATTAGCTTGTGCTAATACCAACCATCTACCTTGTGAAAAATCTACCTCATGAAGATCTCTACATTTTTTAAAAAGTCCTTCTTCTTCTTTTGGTAACCATTCTTTTTCTACTCTGTTATCTACTTTTTTTATTATCTTGTTTGCTAATTCAAAAGGTGCTTGTGGTACCCTTTGCGATTGATCTAACACAGTTCTTTCACCTTCTAAATTTATAAATGTACTAACATGTGCACCGTTCCATCTATATATGGCTTGATCATCGTCACCTGATATGTATGAGTCTTGAGCTTTCTCTTCTATCTTCTTAACTAATCTCCATTGTACTAAACTTAAATCTTGTGCTTCATCAACAAACATAACTCTAAGTTTTGGTGCTTCACCACTTTCTATAAATTTATCTAACATATCTGGAAAATCTATGAGACCATGTTGTTCTTTGTATCTTTTTAATTCATCATTTATAATTTCTAATTGATCCAATTTCATTTTACTATCGTTGTGTAAATTATAAAATTTTATTGGGTCCATTTCTTTGGACCTTGCTAAATTTATTAATTGTATGTATGGATCTGGAGAATAGAATACACCTTCGTAGTCTTCATCTTGTTTTGCACCTTCTAATTCTATTTGCATCTTCTCTGATAATTCTTTGTAGTGTTTTGGTTGCATCACCTGGTTTTTATTTATACCAAGTTGATTAAAACAAAATGCATGCAGTGTTTGAAAGTATGGTACATCATTGTAAGATAATTTAAATTTATCTACTGCTCTTTGTTTACCCTCTTGTGCAGCGTTCTTACTAAATGTAAAATAACCAATCTTATCTGGTGGTGTGTTAGCTAAAAATTTTTCTATGTGTCCCAGTAAAGTATGTGTCTTACCGGTTCCTGGAGGACCATAAATTATGTGACGCATTAGTAATTCTCTTTCTTAAATGTTTTTGGTTTATATGTTTCTGTTTTTTTATCGAATCTAGCTACAACAAATACAGATATCTTTGTTTTACCTACACGTTTAGTTGTACAGTTTAGGTCATCTTTCAACATCTGTGATGTTCTTTGGTATGGAACTCTCCAATGTTTTCTTGATAGATAATTGTTAAAGAAGTTATCAAATACAAAGTGATGAAAGCCATCTTTTGTATAAGTACCACCATTACGTAAATCTTCGTAGTCGTCTTTCTGTATTCTATTTACACAATAGTCTTCGAGATAATTATTCAATATATCTTTTGTACTTGTACCTTCTGCAGGTTCTGTAATTTCTGCATTAGTTAATAATGCACCAGTAATTTTTTTCCAATCACCTGTTTTAACACTAGGTGGATTTATTCTTAATTGTTTAATACATTCTTCTTGAAATAAAACTTGATTAGCTAAATGTTTTGCTGAATCAAGATATAGTCTATCACCATCAACATTTAGGTAGTAATATGGTTCTTCTAAATTAACTACTTGTAAATCTGTTAGATTTGGAAACACTGGTTCTTGACCTATACCAAATTTTCTTTTTTTACATAATTTTTTATCACACAAACTACACATGGGTTGGTCATTACATTTATAACCCCATTCTTTTTTATCGTGTTGTTTTGTAATTATATTTACTTCTGTGTCTGACAATGGTTGTTCCATTGCAGTTTCATTAAATACTATTACTTTTGATTTCCAATTGTCTGGCCATTTAGATTTTGCATACACACCATAATGAAATAGTGCATTGTTTCTACCACCTTCACCAATTTTATTTTCTGCCATAAGTTCTATACATGGCGGTCCATCAGAGTATGGTGTTTCTGGTCTTTTAATTTCTATCTTGCTGATGTCTTGTTGTTTATATCTTTCGTAGAGTTCAAAAAAAGCATCTATACTAGCAGCTTCGCCATCCTCCATAAAGGCATATCTTGTTGTCTGACCACAATTAAAATATGGTAAATTTAAAAAGTTTCCTGTATCATCTTTTGATTTTAATTCTCTTTGTTTTGGAAATACTTCTGATCCACCATAACCTAATACAGATCTAATCTCATTTAATTTATCTTGCATCAAACCTGCTGATACATAATCTTCTGTAAATAAAAATACATGAGCACCACCAGACTTTGATCTACATACGACTAATGGTAATTGAAATTGTTTTATTTTATTAATTAATTTTTTGTGATCAAATTCTGCGTAAGAATCTATGTCAATACATCCCCACTTACATTTGTTGTCATCATTGATTGGTATAATACCTAAACTGTCAGCACCATCTAAATGTTTTTGCCACAACTCATCTGTGACTGGTTCTCGTTTAACAAACGATTTACCTTTAATCTTGTTACCGTCACCATTTGATTCACCAACTAAAGTGACACCATGTGCACGGTCTAATCCATAAAATATATTTTTAAATCTTTCTATCATACAAAATAAAAGTGGGCGTTTCCACGCTAGCTTCGACGCCCACTACCTAGGATACTGGTTAGTAGTTAGAAGAACCTTTTGTAGTTTCTTCTGATCCATGCTTCGCTTGGATTTCACCTTTGCCAACTGATTCTGCAAATGACTTAGCCATATCATATACAGCTTTGTCTGTTACAGGACCAACTTTAGATACATCCCAACCAAACCATGTTCCTTTGTCATTAGACATCTGAACGGTAGATAGTTGATAAATGTGGCTATAAGTAGGCGGTGTGAATAAACCGTTTTTACCTTGCATCTTTATACCCATCATCATTGAGTTCCATTTTCTACTAACTTTAAGTTGAGTAGATTTCATAGAAATCAAAGCTGTCTGTGGGTTATCTCCAAGAGTCAATACAAAATGACTAGCAGTGTTATCAAGATAATTACCATTTGGTAATCTGTCTTTATAATCCTTACCTCTAGTCGTCTGACTTACAATATCACTATCTGCATCGTGAATTGCAACAGGTGCACCTGTACTGGTACCTCTGTCTTGCCATTCAATGTACTGTCTTTTGTAATGAGCCGGTACAACTTGTATAGTGTCATACAGTTCATTAGTTACAGTATTTATTATTTTGCCTGGCTCTGCGCCTTCGACATATTTACCATCACGCTTGTTTACTTCTGGTGATAGTTGGCCCAAAATTTTTAAGAAAGGCAACGCAAGATCTTCTTGCGATATATTTTGAGCGCCTTGTGCTGCATCAGCTTCCATATCAAATGTTGCTAATGCGCTATTCTTTTTTTCTGCTACTTGGTTCATGTTTATTTGTTCCTTTTTATTGTTGTCTTATTCTCTGAGAATACCCCAAAGATTTCCGTTGGCATTTCTTTACCTGCCTCAATACGCTCACGGACTAGCGCTTTCAGAGTCATGGGCTCAACCTTCATCTTTTGTGTCGGTTGAAACCCTTGACCCTTCGCAAGTTCAGCATATGATGCTGCCTTGTTATCCTCGTTACGACCAAATGCTACCGAGATCTCATTCTTGATAATATCACCTAGTCCATTGTTACGAAGCCAGTTAAACGCCGCTTCTTTATTTGCTTCTGTAATAGTAGCACGATACGACGTTGAAACTTTAAGATGTGATCCATCTTGAAGTTTTAATTCTGCTAAACCCATCTCGCTCATCATGGTTGGTATAACCTCCCCTGATATACGTTGGTATTCTTTTTTTAAATCCTTGATGTTGTTCTCACTTGTCTCTATTCTTTTGTGCAAGTTTTCTAACATCTCTACTTGATCTGCAAGAGACTGAATATTTTCAGTTTTCTTCAT